TATTCACCAAAGTGACAGCCAATGCGAAGCATGTGATTTCTACCGCTACAGCAATGACAATTCTTGGGGCGGCTATGCTCGTGTTTGGGGAAGCAGTGGAAAAGATGGGGAACTTGACATGGGGGGAGATTGGACGAGGTCTTACCACAATGGCTGGTTCTATGGCTGCTGTAACGGTTGCGATGAATCTACTTCCAAAAGGAATGATGTCGAAAGCGACTGGAATGGTGGAGGTCGGTGCAGCATTACTCATTATTGGCGAAGCAGTTCGAAATATGGGCGGAATGTCTTGGGATGAAATTGCCAGAGGACTGGTAACCCTTGCAGGTTCCATGACCATTCTTGTTGTGGCACTCAACGCAATGAAAACTGCGCTTCCGGGTGCGGCAGCGGTTCTTACCGTGTCCGCTGCATTGGCGATATTTACCCCGGTTCTCAAGTCATTGGGGAATATGTCTTGGGAGAGCATCGCCAAAGGGTTGGTGGCACTGGCCGGCTCTTTCACCGTTCTCGGTGTTGCAGGAGTGGCATTAGGACCATTGACTCCGGCTATTTTAGGACTTTCAGCCGCTATTGCCGTATTGGGAGTAGGATGTCTGGCCGCAGGTGCTGGTATTCTCGCATTTTCCACTGGACTTTCTGCTCTGGCAGTATCCGGAGCAGCGGGAGCGGCATCCCTTGTAGTGGCGGTATCCAGTATTCTCAGTCTGATTCCATTGCTGTTTGAAGCGATAGGCGAAGGAATCCTTTCTCTCGCAGGAGTAATTGCAAATGGGGGACCGGCTATTGCCGAGGCATTTACAGTATTGGTACTTGCAGCAGTTGAGGCTTTGGTTACGGCTGTTCCAGCAGTCGTGGACGGACTATTTGTCTTGGTTGACAGTGTGCTTTCGGCTCTGGTTGAGCATACGCCGATCATCGTAGAGCAGTTATTCGATATTCTGATCGGAATTATCCAGGCTATCACGACAAAATTGCCAGAACTGATTGTAGCCGGTGTGGAGCTGCTGATGGCTTTCTTTGATGGCGTAATCGATGCTTTGAGTGGTATTGACGTAAATGTACTCATCAAAGGAATCGCTGGAATTGGTTTGCTTTCAGCAATCATGCTTGCTCTTAGTGCAGTGGCATCGTTGGTACCAGGAGCCATGCTTGGCGTTCTCGGGATGGGAGCAGTCATTGCAGAGTTGGCATTGGTTCTGGCGGCTGTCGGTGCCTTGGCTCAGATTCCGGGATTGGAATGGCTTATCGGTGAGGGCGGAAATCTATTGCAGGGAATTGGTACGGCTATCGGTCAATTTGTTGGCGGAATTGTCGGCGGTTTCATGTCTGGAGTTTCAAGTCAATTCCCTCAAATTGGTTCAGATCTTTCTGCGTTTATGACGAATGTGCAGCCATTTATCGAAGGTGCTACACAGCTTAATCCTTCTATGCTGGATGGCGTAAAAGCATTGGCAGAAACAATTCTTATTCTGACCGCTGCCGATATTTTGAACGGATTGACTTCCTGGATTACAGGAGGATCTTCTCTGAGCGACTTTGCTACTCAACTCGTTCCATTTGGTGAAGCGATGCGAGATTTCTCTATTGCCATTGCTGGTATGGACGGGGAATTGGTGGCAAATGCGGCTACGGCGGGAAGGACACTTGCGGAGATGGCGGCAACCCTTCCGAATTCCGGAGGAGTCATCGGCTTCTTTACGGGTGAGAACGATATGAGTGCTTTCGGCGCCCAGCTTATTCCATTTGGCGAAGCAATGATGGGGTTTGCAAATGCCGTAAGAGGACTAGATGCAGATACCGTAACGAATGCTGCTACCGCAGGAAAGGCTATGGCTGAAATGGCAACCACAATTCCGAATTCTGGAGGCGTGGTAGGTTTCTTTGCTGGCGAAAATGATATGGATGCGTTTGGCGAGCAGCTTGTACCGTTCGGCGAGGCGATGATGCTGTTCTCTCAGGCGGTAAGAGGTTTGGATGCGAATGTAATCGTGGAATCTGCTACTGCGGGAAAGGCTTTAATCGAATTGGCAAATACTGTTCCCAACAGTGGCGGTGTCGTGGGCTTCTTTACCGGAGAGAACGACATGGACACGTTCGGGGAGAAGTTGGTGCCATTTGGCAGAGCGATGAAATCCTACTCTGATGCGATTGCGGGCATTGATGTGGAGGCCGTTACGAACTCCGCAACGGCTGGCAAAGCAGTGGTTGAGTTGGCGAATACGTTACCGAATACAGGTGGATTGGTGAGTTGGTTTACCGGAGACAATGATATTGCTGCTTTTGGCACAAGTTTGGTCTCCTTTGGTAAGAGCTTCGCACAATATTCCGACTATATGAAAGATGTGGATGCGAACATCGTTACCACTACAACTAATGCTGCTACATCCATTGTTGAGCTTCAGAAAAGTCTTCCAAAAGAAGGCGGATGGTTCTCCGATGATATGACACTTTCCAGCTTCGGTAGCGATATGGCTTCGTTCGGTTCTCATTTCAGTAATTATTACAACAGCATCAGTGGTATTGATACGACGTTGTTGTCCGGAGTGATTACCCAGACAAACCGGCTTGTCAGTATGGCAAATGGGATGGTTGGTCTGGATACAAGCGGTATGACTTCCTTCAGCTCTGCGTTGACAACGCTTGGCGAAACCGGTGTAACCGGATTTATCAATGCATTCAATAATGCAGAATCGAAAGTAACAGCCGCAGCTTCAAGTATGTTGTCATCCTTCATCAATGGCGCAAATGCGAAGAAATCCGAACTGACAACGACATTCACTACGCTGGTTCAGGCTGTGCTGACGGCAATCAATGGGAAACAGGGAGAGTTCCAAACCAGTGGCTCTACACTTATGGTTAATTTTATCGCCGGTGTACGGTCTCAGGATAGTTCTTCCAGAACAACCTTTACCAATATCGTTAGCGGTTGTTTGACTGCAATACGAAATAAGTACGGGGAATTTACGTCAACTGGAACCCAGACGATGGTGAAGCTTATTGCCGGCGTCAGATCGCAGGACAGTAGTGCGAGGCTGGCGTTTACAAACATTATCAGCGCTTGTCTTACGGTGATTAAAAATAAATATGCGGAGTTTACCTCGACTGGTAGAGAGTGCATGGTTAAGTTTATCGCCGGTGTGAGAAGCAAAGATAGTGAACTCCGAACAGCTTTTACAACTACGCTGAGTGGCTCTGTAACTGCCATCAAAGACTATTATAGTCAGTTCAAATCTGCCGGTTCATACTTGGTCGATGGTTTCTGTGATGGTATCAGCGAAAATACCTGGAAAGCAGAAGCAAAAGCAAGAGCTACCGCAGCCGCTGAAGCAGCGGAAGACGAATTGGACGAGCATTCTCCTTCTAAACGCTTTTATGGAATCGGTAACTTTGCAGGAGTCGGCTTCATAAATGCGTTGATTGACAATGTTTCCAAGGCTGGAAAGGCTGGACGGGAAATTGCCAGATCTTCTATCGATGGACTGAATGACATCATTTCCAAGATTGCAGACTATGTAGATGCAGACATGGATGTTCAGCCCACCATTCGACCGGTTCTTGACCTATCCGCTGTAGAAGCAGGGACCGGAAGGCTGAATACTTTGTTTAGCAGAAATCAGGCATTATCTGTCAGCACTGGGATGAATGATCGTGTTTCTGAAATGGAAGTTCAAAATGGAGAAAGTTCTCCTACGGGAAATACCTATCAATTCACGCAAAATAATTATTCGCCTAAAGCTCTGTCGAGAATTGATATTTATCGGCAGACAAAGAATCAATTTTCGGCGATGAAAGGGCTGGTGGGTAACACATGATTAGAGCAGTAACTGTAACTAATTACTTGGGCAAATCAAAAAGATTTGAATTAGCGTTCCCGGAGGAATCCGGGTTCGCTGTTCAATCTATCAGCGGATTGGGACCGAGCAAGGCAGATATTAACACGACCGAAATCTCTACGAATGACGGATCGCTGTATAACTCGGCAAGAGTAAATTCCAGAAATATCGTTATGTCTCTGAAACTGATGTTTAATCCTCAGATTGAAGACACAAGACATGACTCCTACAAATACTTTCCGATAAAGAAGAAAGTAACACTTCTCATAGAGACTGATAATCGTATTTGTGAGACTTATGGTTATGTGGAATCAAATGAACCAGATATTTTCAGCAGCGATGAGACGACGCAGATTTCAATCGTGTGTCCTGATCCTTATTTTTATTCTGCTGGTCCGGATGGAACTAATACCACTATCTTCTATGGAGTGGAACCTCTGTTTGAGTTCGCTTTTTCGAATGAATCTTTAACCGAGTCCTTGATTGAATTTGGCGAGATTAAGAATGAAACCGAGCAGACGGTATATTACTCCGGTGATGCCGAGATCGGGGTTGTGATTACCATCCATGCCATTGGAAATGTGAGAAACATCACGATTTACAATACCGGGACGAGAGAGGTAATGCGTATTGATACTGATAAATTAAAGCAGCTAACTGGTTCTGGAATGGTTGCTGGCGATGAAATCATTATCTCAACAATCAAAGGGGATAAATCAATCACGCTTCTTCGAAACGGTATCTACACTAATATTTTAAACTGCCTTGACAAAGATTCCGATTGGTTTCAGCTATCAAAAGGCGATAATATTTTCGCTTATGTGGTTGAAGAAGGAACAACCAACGTGCAGTTTAAGATTGAAAACAGAACGGCGTTTGAGGGGGCATAGTTATGGAATTGATTGTTCTGGATACTTCTCTGAAAATGCTTTCTGTGCTTGATACCTTTGAGTCATTGATATGGACGGAGCGGTTTTCCGCCTATGGAGATTTTGAGGTATATACAAGCATCAACGATTCTGTTCTTGAAATCCTGAAAGATGACTACTATCTCTGGCTGAAAGAATCTGACCAGACTATGATTGTCGAGGATAGAAAGATCGAGTCTGATGCTGAAAACGGAAACCACTTCACGGTCACTGGAAGGTCATTGGAATCCATTCTGGAACGCCGCATCATTTGGAAGCAAACGATTCTGAGCGGAAACTTTCAAAATGGAATCAAAAAGCTGCTGGATGAGAACATCATCAATCCTTCTGATGCTTCCCGAAAGGTGGAAGGACTGATATTCGAGGCTTCTACAGACCCAGCGATTACTGGACTGACGGTAGACGCGCAGTTTACCGGAGACAATCTGTATGATGCTATAAAAAAGCTATGCGATTCTAAGAATATTGGTTTCCGAATCAAACTATCTGATGATAACAAATTCGTCTTTAAACTCTACGCCGGCACAGACCGTTCCTACGATCAGTTTACTAATCCCTATGTCATTTTCTCTCCTAAATTTGAGAATGTGATCAATACCAATTATCTGGAATCAAAGAAAACTTTGAAAACAGTCACTTTGGTTGCCGGAGAGGGAGAGGGGGCTGATCGGAGAACTACGACCGTGGCTTGCTCGTCCGGAGCTGGAACAGGTTTGAAGCGACGGGAACTTTACACAGATGCCAGAGATGTTTCTTCGACCGTAGATAACGAAACTCTGACAGATGCTGAGTATAAAGCGCAGCTTTCCCAAAGAGGTTTGGAGAACTTGGCAGAGAATGTTTTAACTAAATCTTTCGAAGGAAAGGTTGAAACAACGAGGATGTACCGATATGGAGAGGATTTCTTCTTAGGAGATATGGTACAGATTGTGAATGAATATGGCATTGAAGGAAAAGCCCGTGTCACAGAATTCATTCGTTCCCAGAGCAAAGAAGGACTCGATTCGTATCCGACATTCGTTACCGTAGAATAGCAGGAAAGGGGTGAAGAAAAATGAGTGTCACTTATGGGTTCTATAACTCAAAGAACAAAGACCGGCGATACGACGCTATTCAAATGTCCAGTATTTTTGACGGGATCATTCGTGACGGCATTTTGCAGCATGTCGGGACTGCTATGATGGTGAATGCATCTACTGGCATGATGGTGAATGTCGGAATCGGACGGGCGTGGTTCAATCATACCTGGACACTAAATGACGCTTTACTTCCATTGACTGTACCGCAGTCGGAAGTGATTCTGAATCGAATTGATGCGGTTGTTTTGGAAGTGGATTCCAGAGAATCGGTCCGCGCAAATGCAATCAAAACCATCAAAGGTACGCCGGCTACCAATCCGGTGAAACCAACGATGATCAGTACAAATGACCGTTGGCAGTATCCGTTGGCGTATATTCGGGTGAATTCCGGGGTTACTTCCATTCGCCAGGCAGACATTACAAATGCAGTTGGTACATCGGAGTGTCCGTTCGTAACGGCTCCATTGGAGATGATGTCTATTGACGCTCTGGTTGCGCAGTGGAAAGACCAGTGGGATGCCTTCTATGAAAAAGAGACATCCGATATGGAAGCCACAAATGCCTTCTGGAAAGAGCAGTGGTCGAAATGGTTCAACGCCCAGACGGAAGAAATCCAGCAATCTTATCTGGAATGGGAAAAACAGTGGGATGATTGGTATGCTGCTCAGACGGCGGATATGCAGGAGACAAACGCCTATTGGAAACAGTTATGGGCGTCTTGGTTTAACGAGTACACGAACAACAATACATCTGAAATGGCCGCGTGGAGAGAGAACGCTCAGGCATTGTTTGATGAGTGGTTTCAGCAGTTGAAGGATACTCTTTCGGAGGACGTGGAAGCGAACCTGGCAAACCAGATATTGGAGTTGCAGGAAAGAACGAAGATTCTGGAAGAATTTGCGGAAGGGCTTCGGACGGAATTTACCGTGTACAACAAGCTTTATGATAATGGATACGAGAACTACGACAATCTTCTCGATTCATCAGAAGGAACTATCATCGACAGTGACGTGGACCCGATTGTGGCGCGTGAATATTCCAGCTCCTTGATTCTGGATAGCAACGGACAGCCCATCGACGGCCGCGTTATTTTTTGTATCAGGTAAAAGGAGGATATATCGAGATGAAAATTACAGATTATCAGAAGGTCCAGACGCTGGATGAAAGCAATATCGTCTTGATTGACGGTAACAATGGGACCAAAACAATTATGGTGACTGATTTCATTAAGTCCCTGATTGGGCTTATCAGTTCTCAGGATTTTATTTCCGGCGTCAATCTGTCTGAGCTTACGCAGATTAACGCATTGACAGCGGATGACAAACTGTTGATTGGAACGGCTGAAGGAAACAAGGCTATTGGTGCGGATGACGCGCTTTTTGCTATGCTGGATGCTTTCATTCCGAAAGAACAGCGCCGGATGATTTACAGGGGGAAAAATCTGGGTGCCGTTGTTACAGAAGAGCAGAAAGCCAACATCAAGAATGGAACTTTCAAAGGCTTCTTCCTGGGCGATTACTGGACAATCGGCAGCTATACATGGAGAATCGTAGATTTCGATTACTGGTATAACTGTGGCGACACAGCATTTACCACTCCGCATCTGGTTATCATGCCGGATAAGCCGCTTTATAATGCTCAGATGAATGAGACCAATATTACAACTGGCGGCTATACTGGCTCTCTGATGTACACGGAGAATTTGGATCAGGCAAAAACATTGGCAGCAAGCGCCTTCGGTGATTTGATTCTTACTCACCGCGAATACCTAACAAATGCCGTTACCGACGGACACGCTTCAGCAGGAGCTTGGTTCGATTCTACGCTTGATCTCCCGAATGAGATTATGATGTATGGATGCCATGTATATGCGGCGATGAACAACGGGACGGTAATCCCGACGAATTACACTATCGGAAAGACACAGCTTGCTCTGTTCACAGTGGTTCCGAAGCTGATTTCCAATCGTGCAACATTCTGGCTCAGAGATGTCGTTTCTTCGGCTAATTTCGCTTATGTGGACTACTATGGCATTACGAACTACTACGGCGCTTCGGTCTCTATTGGGGTTCGTCCGGTCTTCGCTATTGGTTAGTCTGAATCCAGGGGCCTTGTGCCCCCCGTGAAAAACCGTACGCAGGTGACAACAATTTGTGTTATAAAGAGAAAAACTCTAAAGAAAGGTGAGAATCAAAATGGATAATAAAGTTTATAAAATCACCCTCGGAAACGGACATGTCATCGACCAGTTGAAGCTGAATGGCAACAACTTCATTTCGTCTACCGAAATCGAAAAGTCTATATTTAGCGGGAACCTTTCCAAAGTTATTATCAATGATGGCGAGCAGGATGAAATCCATAAAAATATGGACCTCATTCATATCACTAAGATGGGTGATTCCGAATACTGGTTTGCTCTCCGGGATGTTTCTGATCAGGAAATCACACAGAAGGCATTTATGTCTGTTGCTTCCATGATGGCCACAAAGATTCTGTCCGATGAAGAAGCTCTTAAGGTGTCCGCCATCTTTCCAGAATGGTCTGCGGATTCTGTAAATTACAAGAAAGATGACCGTGTTCGTTATGGAGATACTCTTTACAAGTGTTTACAGGATCACACTTCTCAGGTGTCTTGGACTCCAGAAGCTGCTGTTTCTTTATGGGTTAGAACGGATGACCCGGCTATTGAATGGCCTGAATGGGTACAGCCAACCGGAGCCCATGACGCTTATTCCAAAGGAGCAAAGGTGACTCACAATGGGAAGAAATGGATTTCCGACATTGATGCAAATGTATGGGAGCCTGGTACCCCAAGCAGCAATTGGACGGAGTACACAGAAGAATGAGTGTCCTTGTGAGTGACCGGACCGAATCCAAATTTGAAGCGATTACATATTCTATCGAATTGCACGATATGTTGATTGACCTTATGCAGCGTAGTTTCGGAGTGAAAGATTTGGATCAGCTTGTTCGAGTAAGATATGCTCACGGAAAGGATGCGACGGAAGACTTTTCACGGTATAGATATTTGATGCTGAACTACAAAAATCGTATTGACCAGTTGGCTTCTATGCTAACCAGCAATGTGCGAGCAGCAAATTCTATCTATCCGACTACGCTGCATGAATATGAGAAAAGAAGAGATTATCAGAATACAGCCATAGTAAACTGCGAGCAACTTTTAAAAGAGTTGCAACGAATCGTTGAGATATTCGAAGTGGACGTTAATCTCTATAGTCGCTATGTTAAAGCTATCGACCGAGAAATCGGATTGATAAAGAAGTGGCGTCAACGAGATAACCGAATCAGGTCACAGTTAAAAGGGTAATGTCTAATTATGCGTCGTTTCTTCGGCTAATTTCGCTAATGTGAACAACAATGGCAATACGAACTACAACAACGCTTCGAACTCTAATGGAGTTCGTCCGGATTCTCTGCCTAACCAACAGAGAAGGAGACATTATGCTTTCCAAATGGATAAATAGCAAAGCCGGACGCAATTTACTACGGTAAGTATTGCTATCACGGTGAATGATTTATGAACTATGAGGAGATTATCTGTGACGCCAACAACTTGTATAGGGCTTACAAGGTTTCTGTCAAAACCAGCAAATGGAAGGAGACTACCCAGAAATTCATGATGAATTTTCTTCGGTATATCTTTTCCATTCAAGACGACCTGATGAATCGGACCCTTCAAAATGGACCTACGCAGGAATTCACGCTGTTTGAGAGAGGCCGAGTAAGACCTATTACAAGTATTCAAATTCGGGATCGCATTATTCGGCATGTCTTATGCGATGAAGTTTTGCTTCCAGAAGTGAAGAAGCATATTATCTACGACAATTGCGCCTCGATTAAAGGAAGAGGTATCTCCCACCAACGGGACAGGTTCGAAGTTCATCTCCGTAAATACTATCGGTTGTATGGAAATGAAGGGTGGATATTGTTCGGTGACTTTTCCAAGTTTTACGACAATATTATTCATGAGATTGCTAAACGGGAACTCTTAAAGCTGTTTAATGACGATGAATTTATTGACTGGCTGTTGACACAGATTTTTGATGGATTCAAAATCGATGTTTCTTATATGACGGATGAAGAATACGCCAGATGTATGTCCGATACTTTCAACAAGCTGGAGTATAGGAAAATTCCGGAATCCACACTGACAGGCGAAAAGTGGATGGAGAAGTCGGTAAACATTGGCGACCAGCTATCTCAGGTAATTGGGATTTATTATCCGTACCGGATTGACAATTACGTCAAGTATGTACGGAGTCAGAAGTTCTATGGAAGATACATGGATGACTGGTACATCATGAATCCGAGTAAAGAGGAATTGTTGGATTTGCTCGATAATATTCATCGGGTTGCAGAAGGGTATGGAATCCATATCAATAAGAAGAAAACTCGTATTGTGAAGATTTCCAGCACTTATAAATTTCTGCAAATCAAATATAGCTTAACGGATTCCGGAAAGATAATCAAACGAATCAATCCAAAGCGGGTTACTACGATGCGAAGAAAGATCAAGAAGCTCGCTGTCAAGGTGAAGAATGAGGAGATTTCGTATGAAAATGTAGAGAACATGTTTCGAGGCTGGATGGGAGGCTTCTATAAGCTTTTATCCAGGGAGCAAAGGAAAAACTTAATAGGTCTCTATGAAGATTTGTTTGAAAAATCGATTACGATTGTCAACAAAAAGATCGTTGTAACCGACAAAATCAAATAAATATTGGAGGATGCTAAAATGGAGCCATGGTTTCAAATGGTAGCAACAATTGTTTGCGCCGTCATAGCTTCTTCTGGGTTTTGGGCGTATATCCAGAAACGAGGCGAAAAGAAAGATGTAAAAACTCAAATGCTCATTGGATTAGCGCATGACCGGATTGTGTATCTTGGAATGTGTTATATCGAACGAGGATGGATCACTCAAGACGAGTATGAAAACCTCAATGATTACCTTTATAAACCTTATGAAAAAATGGGTGGGAATGGTTCGGCACAGAAAATCATGCTGGAAGTCAATAAACTTCCCATCCACAAATCGACATATGTTGAAGAAAATTAGTAGGAGGAAAAATCATGATGGAACAGATTATGAATTATGTGCAGCCGGAACTGATCGTCGTGGCGATTGTCCTGTACTTCTGTGGTATGGGTCTGAAACAGACGCAGACAATTAAGGACAAGTATATTCCGCTGATTCTCGGTGCTTCTGGCATCGTCCTTTGTGGGATTTGGGTTCTGGCAACGTGTCCACTGGGGAACGGTCAGGAGATTGCAATGGCTATATTTACGGCAATCGTTCAGGGAATTTTAATGGCGGGCCTCAGTACCTATGTGAATCAAATTATTAAACAGGCAAATAAAGACGAGTAACTGGAGCGGGCAACCGTTCTTTTTTTATGTCTCAAAAAGAGAGGATGAGAGAATATGGCTATTAACAAAGTAATTTACGGTGGAGAGACATTGATCGATTTGACCGGCGATACCGTAACTGCTGATAAGATTCTTTCCGGCTTTACCGCCCATGACAAGGGGGGGGAGTCAATCACAGGTACTTGTGAATACGATGTAGATTCTTCCGATGCGACGGCTGCTGTTGCTGAAATCCTTCAGGGAAAGACCGCGTACGTACGAGGTCAGAAACTGACGGGAACCATGAAGAATAACGGAGCGGTGACTGGAACGATTTCTGCTAAGGATGAAGAGTACACCATTCCGCAGGGACACCATGACGGTTCTGGTAAAGTTGGTATTGCGGAATCAGAAAAAGGGAAACTTATTCCAGACAACATTCGGGAAGGTATTACCTTGCTGGGTGTAGAAGGCGCCATGTCTGGTACAGAAGATGCCAAACCCCAGGCAAAGACAGTTACTCCTTCAACGGAAGCCCAGACAATTCTTCCGGATTCTGATGACGGATACAATTATTTGTCTCAGGTTACGGTTGAAGCAATCCCATACAATGAGAGTGAAAATCCCGCTGGAGGTACTACGGTAACTATCGGGTAGGAGGGAGGCTTAAATGGCTACAAGTAAAGTTGTTTACAGCGGCAGAACCCTCATAGACCTGACTGGGGATACTGTAACCGAAGAAACTTTGCTAAGAGGATACACAGCTCACAAAGCAAATGGGACGAAAATCGTAGGGACAGCGTTTGCTAATTATCCGGATCGATATTCGTTTCTTGACCCCATCCAGGATTCAACCGGAGAAAACATCCTTGATAATTTGAATAACGTACTACAGGGCGAAACGGTGTATAAAAAGGTGTAGAAATGTCGTTTACTTCTTGAGCATTCCTACACCTTTGCCGTTTGAGTACCGTAAACACTGGATTTTTTGTTTCTATTATAGAAACTTACTAGACAAGAGATTTGTCAAAAATCCAGTAAAATCAATACTTTTAGAAGTGGTTAGGAGTGGGTAAAAGCAGGGAAATGTAGGTAACTCGTACATTATTCCTGCACCATTCCTATATCTATATTCCTACACTTTGTTAAGCGTCCGAACCCTTTTCTGGCTCAGAGATGTCGTTTCTTCGGCTGCTTTCGCTGGTGTAGGAACCAATGGTAATACGCACCACTCAGACGCTTCGAATCCTAATGGGGTTCGTCCGGTCTACAAGCTATTTTATTTTTTCAATCTCTTCTCGCAACCAATCAAATTCTCTAGCCGTATAGACCTTTTCCGTAATATCCGTGATCTTATGTCCCACCATATATTTGATGGCGTACTCATCCACGTCATATTTTTTTGCCATCGTGACGAAATGTTTTCTGCCATCGTGCGGACGGTGTTCAGGGTTTAGATTAAGCTCGTCACGAATGCGGCTAAATACTCTTTGATAGCGGTTATAGGTAAGCTTGATATTTTTCTGTCGGCTATCTGGATCGACATAGTTAAAAAGATATTTGCTTCCTAGCTTTTCGGCTTCTCTATATTTTCGTTCCACAAGGGATTGAATTCTGGGATGGATAGGTACGGTTCGGTCTTCGCCGGCTTCTGTTTTCATGCCACCAGTAAAGATCCATTTCGATAAATCAACATTGCTCAGTTCAATCAATCCCAATTCCTGTGGTCTCCAACCAGAATAACATTGAATCAGAAGAACATCAACGCAATATTTATCATCAACATGTTCCCAAAGTAACTTCATTTCATCGTCGGAGAATGGAATGTGTTCCTTCTTGACGGTCTGAATTTCTTTGATGGTTTCATCAGTCAAGGTAAAAGTTCGAGCGTAATTCTGTTTGACAATTTCATATTCCAAAGCATAATCCAGCATCAGGTTGAATAGAGACTTGATTTTGTTCTTCATGGAAGCGCTCGGTTTCTGCTCTTTTCCCTTTACGATGGCGACGCCCTCATCCATACAGCCTTTCACATGGCGAGCTCGGATATCCATAACTCGCATATCATAGACAGATGAACAATACGCCCATGCAGAGTCTACGGCTCTTGCACTGGAATCATTCTTCAAAGTCTTGAAATATTCTTCGGTCCACTTTTCATACAGTTCTTTTGCTGTGATAGCGGGTTCCAAATCATATGGATTCTTATTGTACTCTACCAAGGCTGCATACGCATCGTTATAGGTTGGAAAATAAGATTCCGGCTTTAGTGGCTTGCAGATCGGCTTTCCCTCTGGCGTTTTTCCAACTGTAACCATGGCCCGAAAAGGGTTTCTTAGATTCCGGTTCTTAATTTCACTGATCTGTCCAAACCCATTAGGGAGCCGTCTCCGTTTGTTATTTTTACTTCGAGGCTTCCTAGGTCTGACATCTGGCTGCATGGGATAACCACAATGGGGGCAGAATGTCGCCTTGTCGCTTACCTGCAACTCACATTCAGGGCATTTTATCAACATGCTTCATACCTCCTCAATACCTTTGTAAAACGAGATTTTCTGTGTGGCAAGGTTGATTTATCATCAGTAATCATATATGATGGTGTAGGAATTGTCAACTCCTACACTAAACTTTTTAAAGGGATGGGTATATGGTTAGTGATGAAAAATTAACCTGTCGGAACTGCGGGGCAAGGGTGAAACGGTATGATAACGTGTCGAGAATTGTGCGAACAAAAGGAAGAAAAACATCATGGGTAAAGGTGGAACGGTTTCGTTGCCCTGTTTGCGGACAGATACATAGGGAATTGCCGGATTATATTTTTCCATACAAACAGTACGAAGCCGAGGTAATTCGTGGCGTTCTGGAAGGATTTATTACTTGCGAAACATATGGATATGAGGATTACCCTTGTGAAATGACGATGATTCGATGGAGGAATTCGCAGGAATTACAACTCCTTTTGTGAAAGATAAAACGAAAGGAGATTCATAATGTCAAAAGAGGAAAAGCACTTACAGACTAAAATTCGAATATTTGAGGATATGCTTTTACGATGTAAGAATTTTGGTCAAGCAGAAGCGATTCAAATCGAATTGACAAGAATGAGAGCAAAATTACAAAAATTATATTTCAAGAGAATGGAGTCCTAACAAGGGCTCTTTCTTTTTGTCGTTTTGCCACTGAGGTTGTTTTAACAAATTGCGGTTCCTATCCTAGAATAGCCGTTGAAAGGAGGTAACAGCCAATGGAAGAAATGATATTTGCACCGGGCTCCGTTCCGGTAGCGGTCGTCGCCAGAGTATACGGGAAAGATGCTTCCTGGGTTCGAGCCGGTATTATATCCGGATGGCTTCCCATTGGAAAAGCGACTAGAAACGGAAAGTTGATTACCAATATCGAAGAGATGAATTCGAAGTACGGACGCATCAACTTTTATATTTCTCCAAAGCGGCTCTGGGAAGAAACCGGATATTTATGGAAAGGAGAGAAACGTTAATATGGCAACAACGATTCGTCCAGAATTATCCGAGAAAAACCCATATTGGATTGAGCGTCACCGGTACTATGAATTGAAGCATTTCTGCCTACAGTATCCGATATGGAAGAAAGCATATGCCGCTCTGGATGGGCTTAGCCGCCGGCCTGCTGATATGGAGATATTCTCAAGAAACAGAACGACTGGCGATCCGACAGCTCGATGTGCAGAAGCTCGATCTTACTATTTGGATCGTATGAAAACGATCGAGCAAACGGCGATTGCGACAGATGCGGAACTATCCAATTATATTTTAAAAGGCGTAACCGAAGGTTGGTCTTATGACATTCTGAAAGCTAGATCAAATATCCCATGCTGTAAGGATGTTTACTACAACTTGTACAGACGGTTCTTCTGGTTACTGAATAAAGCGAGGGATTGAAATGAAGATTGTAGACATAGCAGTCAAGAAAGTCTATCGCTTCAACTGTCCGAATTGTCAGAGCCGATTGGAGGCAGACAGCAAAGAGGTGGTGGACATCGGAGGAAAGGTATGTAAATTCCATTGTCCTGTATGTCAAAAAGAGCGGTATATTGCCTGGTCCGACATGAGAAAGAAAATTGTGTATGAGGGCGAGGGAACGCAGAAATAACATCTTTAAAGACTGAGCCAGCAATGGCTCTTTCTTTTTTATCCTAGGATAAAACACAGTACCAAGGTATCCGAAAGACATGCTATGTTGATATGTGAAAAAATCCCAGGTAGAAAATTTGGAAAAATGTTTTGGAAAGGCAGGATTGAATATGGAGCTCATTCTTTGCATGATTATTGGCATCATTATTGGGATTGTCTTCGGACGACAGGTATTCCGAAGGGATGTCGTTGGTTCGCTGCGGGTCGATCAATCCGATCCAGACAGCGGACCTTATTTGTTTTTGGAACTGTCCCATAAGGGAGCGGATGCGATATATAAGAAAAGATATGTGGTCTTGAAAGTCAACATCAAAAATTATATTTCGCATGAATAACAAGTCCTTTTATGGAACAGTTAATGAATTCACGAAAGGAGAACTAAAATGGGTGAAAACATCAAAGAATTGCTGAACGAGGAGATAGCAGCGGAGATTCAGGCGATATCTTCTCTGGATTCGGGTAGCGAAGAGAAATCAAAGGCTATAGAGGATCTGGCAAAGCTGTACCGTTTGAGAATCGAGGAAACCAAAAGTGAGCTGGACGCGGAGGATAAGCGAAGCCGGCGTACGTTGGAAAGTGAAGCGAGTGTCCGGGAAAACGAGATTAAGAAATCTCAGTTGGACGAGCAGATCAAGGCCGATGTGCAGGATGAGCAATATAAGCGCTCTCAGCTTGACGAACAGGTGAAAGATCGATATTTCAGACTGGGTATTGCAGCGGCAGAGCTTCTCATACCGTTGATGTTCTACGGTATCTGGATGCGGAAAGGATTTAAATTTGAGGAAACCGGAACTTATACCTCGACAACATTCAGAGGATTGTTCAATCGTTTTAGACCGACAAAGAAATAATTAACCGGTAAGAAATGAGGAGGGCGTGATATACACATGTCCTCTTCGTTTTTGCGTGATTTTTACAGACGCTATTATGGAAAGGAGATGCTACAAAGAGCTCTTTGTCTCTTGACCGTACACCGGAAGAAACCGTACAATAATAGCGGTTCTTTCGAAAAACGAAAGGAGATAATATTTATGAGCCACAAAATTATCAAACCAGAAGGTATTGAATTGATTGAGTACCTGAATAACGGATATGCGATTTGCAATCGGTGTGGAGCCGTTATGAGGCAAGCAGAAGATCCGAAGACTGGATGCGGAGTTTATATCTGTCCATCGTGTGGATTAAAGGTGGACGAAGAAGATTACGAGTATGAGTCCGATGAAGAAGTAGAATGGACGGAAGAAATGCTCGATATGGAACAAGGAGATATTCCGCCAGCCGGATGCAGAGCCTGCGGAGGACCATACCCTGCGGAGGACCATACCCATATTGCAAAACGTCATGTAAGCTATTTGATGACTAAAAATATTATTGAGAGAAGGTCTATGCTTTGGCATAGGCTTTTTCTTTTTGGAGAATAAATGATGCGATACCATTATGAAAAACCGGACATCTATTTATCGATGTATGGAAAAGTATATTTTTGCGATCATCCAGTCTATCATTGCTGTACTCTGTTCCAAATCGGGGAAAAGGGACTGGCAGTTATCCAACAACGATTTGATGAGAAAACGAAGAGCACCTGGTGGGGAGAAGTGGACCCATGGATTACGGATGATTTATATTTGCATCCGCATTTTAAAGAATACTTTGATATACGTTCTGGGATGGCTACGGACGGGCTTTATCCGACTGTGACGGTTCGCCAGATTATGTGGGCTTTAAAAATGAAGCCAATTAAGAGAGAACGTTGGGAAACTGTCTTTGACAGACGGGATATTTAATGCGCAAATATCACAGCTCCTTTTATGGAAAACTGATTAAAAGCGAAGGAGTTTAAAGGTGATGGACGAAATGAAAATCAGCTCAAAATTTACACGAATGTTGCTTTCGAAATTAGCAAAAGGGGTATTACATAAAAAGCTTGGATATAGCGTAGATATCCAGCTAAACGAGTTGAATGCTTCGATTTCAGATGAGAAAGCACATGTGCATGTAAGTATTGATGCGGATATGAGTAAAGAAGAACTCATGAAAATTCTGAAGAAGATCGGTTTGAATTAAAAGGATTGAGCCAGCAATGGCTCTTTCTTTTTACTTCGCAAAATTTACAATTCCTATTATGGAGAAACAGTTAGCTCATTGGTAGAGCGCCACATTTCTGTGGAGGTAATCAGTTCGAATCTGATACTGGTTCTCTTTTATTTTTATCAATCAGGAAAGGGGGATTTTAAGGAGGTGATCAGAAACTTGAGCTTGGACGAATTGGAGTTGATTCTGTGCGATATGTATGAAATGGACGAATGGTTGCCAAATCCGGTGTTTGACAAGAACGGGTTTGCAAAGACGAGCAATACCTTATGGGCGATTGGAGAATTTCGAAATTATGTAGCCAATCATATTTACCCCCAAACCAAAACGTCTATAAAAAATCTGGAAGCAATGGCACGATCGTTTACAGAGAAAATGGAAGACTTTGCTTCTATGAATCAACAGAACAGTTCTATATTTACTGCCGCTAAGATAGTCGGCGAAAACATTCAAGACCTATTATATGCCATGGAATAGAATAAAACGAAAGGAGAACGCCATGCAAAAACCTATATACGTTCATTACGGTTCTACATTTTTTGAACCGTCGAGAAACTTCCCGATAAGCAATCATAGAAATTGGAGCAAGCCTTTTGGTGGACTATGGGCGTCTCGCCAGGATGCGACTTTTGGATGGAAGGACTGGTGCGAACGGGAGGAGTTTAGAGAATGCGATGAGAATAATTCTTTTAAATTTCAGTTATGTGATAATTCAAAAGTTGCCATTATTCATTGTATGAAAGATTTAGACTGTTTACCAACCATCGGGAGTAACTGTTCTATTTTCTGGAATAAGGTAATCGACTTTGAAGAATGTGTAAGACAAGGCTATGACGCAATCGAATTATGTTGGTATGGAAGCGAATATAAAGACAAAAAGGCTGACGATATGTACTTTGGTTTATATGGTTGGGACTGTGACTCTATCGTTATCCTTAATCCATCAGTAGTAGTACCGATTTAAAAACGAAAGGGGAACATCATGCAAAAAGTTAAAATCCCAAAAAGAGTTGGACGCCAATTGTATCGCTCCTCTCCAACAATTTTAACAGTAGTAGCTTCTGTTGGAGTTATCGTAACGACCATTACTGCCGTTCGAGCAACTCCCAAAGCAATAAAACTGCTGAAAGAAGCGGAGGCGGAGAAGGGTGGAAATTATCCGAGTGGCTGGACCGTCTTATATTCCTTCTACGTTACTTGGAATTTCAACCATTGTCTGCATATTTGGAGCAAACGCGTTGAATCAAAAGAAACAGACTTCCTTGATGAGTGCATACGCCATGCTTAATGAATCCTATAAGCAATATCGGAAGTCAGCCAAAATTGTTTATGGGGAAGATGCGGATGGCAAAATCCATGCGGAAATGGCGAAAGATGCAATGGTGCATACATACGATTGGGGCTATCAGGTCTATAACATGGATATGGATTCGGAAAGTGAGCGGCTACTTTTCTATGATCTTGCCTCGAAGAAGTATTTCAGAACCACAATGGCGGCGGTGCTAAATGCTCAATATCACGTAAACCGGAATCTCGCTGTCGGGGGTGACTGTTCGTTAAACGAATATCTATCATTCCTTGGAGTTGAAGGTATAGACGGAGGCGATGATCTTGGTTGGGATATTTCCTATATGGTGGAAGAAATGGATTGCTATTGGTTGGATTTTGATAATTATAAATCAACGTTAGAAGATGGACTGGAGTGCATCATTATCGACACGATGGCAGTCAACAAATTTGAATGATTCGCAAAAATTACAGGCTGTATTATGAAAAGGAGGCTAATGCTTTATGAAGAACAAAAATTTTATCAAGGCCATTGGTATTGCAGTTACGGTGATCGGATTTGGAGTAAGTATCCTTACCGATTGGGTAAACGAAAAGAAAATGGATGAAAAAATTGAGGAAAAGGTTAATGAGGCACTTGCCAAAAGAGACGATGAAAACGAAGAGGAGTCCTAACAAGGGCTCTTTCTTTTTAGTTTGGAGCAAGTGCTGATGAATGACGAGGTTATTCAAAAAATTCTAAATTATGCGAATGAGCATCTATTTGAACCCGGAGGAAATTGGCCTAAATCAGCTATCATGGAGCGTTCGTATGAAAAGTGGGCTGTTGATGAAATTCTACTGGCCATTATGGATCATCCGATGACAGAAGCTGATTTGGTGATAGAAGGCTTCATATTGAAAATGGAGCTATTCCTTCATATATCGGATGAGCCAACAAACAACTACATATTTCAAGTAGCAGAAAATACGGCCGAGACACTTCTCGGTCTTATTTTATAACCGCAACAATTTATATTTTCGAAAGGAGAAACATCATGAAGGTATTAAGAAAGCAGGAAATCGACACAGCAAATATCCAGGTAGGAGATCAGATGGTTATTCCTCTGGCAGAGCTTGGGGAGTTTACGGCGACAGTTCACAAGGTTACGGACGAGGGTGTCATGTTTATATTTGACGATTATGTTACTCGTCGGCCTATGAACAACCGAAACACAAACAAAGGCGGCTTTGAAAAGTCCGATTTGAAAAAGTGGATGGATACGGTTTTGTATATGGCGTTCCCGGAGGAACTGCGTGACAAGATTTACGGACTTACACTACCCACTGTTGGTCAGATTGTAGGCCATGAGGACGAATGGGACAACAAGAATCTGGAACCGGATACCAATGAGCAGCTTCCTTTGATGAAGAAATGCAAGAATCGGATTGCTTGTTTTGGGGATCAGCTTGCATGGGGATGGCTGAGAAATGCAACAAAAGAGGAGTTTTCTTCGGCTTATTTCGCTGGTGTGACCGGCATTGGCGGGGCGGACTACTACGCTTCGGACTCTTATGGGGTTCGTCCGGAATTCTGGTTGGTTAAGCAGGAATCCAGGGGCCCTGTGCCCCGTGAAAACAAAGTGTCTTATAAGACTCTTAAAGGATGGAATCCAAAGAATAAGGTAACAAAAGAGTCCTTACAGGAAGAGATTTCTGAGAAAGAAAACGAGATTAAGCTTCTCAAACAGGAGATCAAAAATCTGGAAGAGAAAGAGATGTTTGCAAAAGCTGCTTCTGGGATGAAGAACCTGAAGGATCGCTTTGTAGAAGCCGGCTTTACCGAAGATGAAGCGTTTCACATGGTTCTTGAGTTATCCAAAACAGCTTTAGGAATTGGAGGAAGGAAGTAATGAAAAAAGAAATAGCCAAGAGCTTTTTGTCACTGAAAACAGCGATTAAAAAGCATAGTCCGGAGATTCTTACCGGAATTGGTATTGCAGGAATGATTACAACCACGGTTATGGCTGTACGAGCAACGCCTAAGGCGCTGATTCTCATTGAAGAGAGAAAAGAGGAAATCGGAGCCGAAAAGCTTGAAGCGATGGATATGGTGAAAACAACATGGGCGTGTTATATTCCGGCAGCGATTACAGGCACACTCTCTGTTGCCTGCCTGATTGGAGCCAGCTCAGTGAATGCTCGGAGAAATGCCGCACTTGCAACAGCATATACCTTATCCGAATCTGCACTCAAAGACTATCAGGGAAAAGTCATTGAGATGTTTGGGGAGAAGAAGAATGAGGCTGTGAAAGATGCCGTTGCTAAGGATAAGGTTGAAAAGAATCCAGTGGTAACAAGAGAGGTAATCATTACAGAAAAGGGGAACACACTCTGCTATGATGCAATTTCCGGAAGATATTTCAAAAGCGATATTGAGAAGATCAAAAAAGCAGAGTGCGAACTGAATCGGCAGATGCTGGATGATATGTATGTATCTCTGAATGACTTCTACTACGAAATCGGCCTGGACAGTGTAAAACTTGGGGATGAGCTTGGATGGAATGTCGATAGTGGATATATTGATTTATCATTCAGCTCTCAGTTAGCCAGCGATGGAACCCCGTGTCTGGTAATTGATTATAGTGTAGCTCCACGATATGATTACCGGAATCTGTTATAAACGCGCGAAAAATACAGCGGCTTTAATGAAAGAAGAATCACACATTTTCAAGAGTTGAAAGGAGAATAAACATGGAAACCAATGAAATCATGAACAACGAAGAGGTTATGGAGGCAACTACTGAGGAAGTCGTTAAAGCGAGTTCCGGAAAAGGGTTTAAGGTTGCGGCTGGTATCGGTTTAGCCGTACTTGCAGGTGTTGTAATCTACAAGTATGTGGGTAAGCCGATGATTGCTAAGATCAAAGCCCAGAAGGAGCAGCGGATTATCGACGCTGAGTGGGATGATTCTGAAGAGCCAATCGTGGAGAACGAGAAAGAGGATTCCGAAGAAGCTTAAAGAGAAAAATGTGTTTCAACACGAGGGAGAGTACCTGTAACAAGGTGCTTTCCTTTTTTCTTTTATCCGGAGGTGACATTGATGAATTTATATTTGTATGACGGACCAGTGATGGAATTTGACAACTGCGTTGCTAATCGTTGGACTGCTTCTACACGGGCGGTCTCTGAAAAGAAGGCAAGGTCAAATCTTACCTATCAATTTAAAAAGAAGAACAATCGACTTCCGGGTACAAAGATTATATTGCCTGGAAAGATTAGTTTAGTGAGTGGAAAGGAGACAACTTAATGGAGGAATATAAGCCGAATTCCCACAAGTCAAAGGAAGAACAGAAAGACCTTGTTCCTGAAAAGCGTGTAGAAAAGGTGATTTCTGGGACAGTAAAGCCGAAGAAAAAATCAGAGATGCAGAAGTTTGCAGATGTATTCATTTCCGAAGATGTTAATAATGTGAAATCTTATATTGTCATGGATGTCCTCGTGCCGGCGATTAAAAAGGCAATTTCCGATATAGTAACCAATGGTATTGATATGATTCTTTATGGAGAGGCCGGAAAGTCGAAAAAGAATTCGACAGCGTCCAAGGTATCCTATCAGAAGTATTACGACAGCGGAAAGAAGGATTATACGGCACCGAAGAGTCGGACGAGCTATGAATATGATGAACTCTTATTTGAAACTCGTGGGGATGCTGAATCGGTATTGGACGCTATGAACGAGATTATCGCACAGTATGAGGTGGTCAGTGTTGCAGATCTTTATGATCTGGCAAACGTATCCAATGACAACTATGCTGCCAATAAATACGGATGGACTGATATTGCCGGATGCAGGGCGGTTCGGGTAAGGGACGGTTATATTTTGAAACTGCCTAAACCGATGCCGTTGTAAAAGGAGGAATGCAAGATGTATGAGTCAGAAGATAAGATGGTATCTCATCCAGATCATTATATTTCTGAAACAGGTATGGAAGTTATTGATGTGATCGAAACCTTTACCTTCGATTTAAAAGGGATTGAGGCTACCGATACCGCAAACATTATCAAATATGCTTGCCGTTGGAAGAAGAAAAACGGAATTCAGGATTTGGAGAAAATCCTTTGGTACACACAGCATCTGATTGATCATTTAAAAAAAGTAGAAGAGGAGAATAAATAACCATGAAAAAAGCAGAGATTGTAAAGAGCATGAACGGTTTTCTTAGTAAGACCAGTTTCCAGTTAAAGAAGCATAGTCCGGAGATTCTTGTCGTTGCCGGAGTTATTGGCGTGGTTACAAGCGCAGTAATGGCGTGTAAAGCAACGACAAAGGTGGGAGAAATTCTGGATAAGACAAAGGAAGATGTCGAAGTAATTCATAAATGCGAGGAAGACGAATCTGTGAAGGAGCAGTATTCCAGTGAGGATGCCAAAAAAGATTTGGCGATTGTTTATGTCCAGACCGGAGTAAAATTCGCTAAGCTGTATGGACCTTCCGTTGTGCTCGGTGCGTTGTCGATTACCAGTATTCTGGCATCCAATAACATCCTTCGTAAGAGAAATGTGGCTCTTGGAGCAGCCTATGCAGCTATCGACAAGGGATTTAAAGAGTATCGCAGTCGTGTTATTGAACGGTTTGGCGAAGAGGTTGACCGTGAACTGAAATATAATCTTAAAGCCAAGAAGTTTGATGAAACGGTGATCGACGAGGAGACCGGAAAAGAGAAGAAAATTAAGAAGAACGGCTTTGTGGTAAGTCCGGCAGATATCAGCGGTTATGCTAGATTTTTTGAAAAGTACACGCAGGATGAAGATGGGAATTCTATTCTGAACCCTCACTGGGAAAGCAATAACGAATACAATCTGATGTTCATCAAAGCTCAGGAGCGTTACGCGAATGACTTGCTGAAAGCGAAGAAGCGTGTATTTCTGAATGAAGTTTATGAAATGCTCGGACTTCCGAGAACAAAAGCCGGCCAGATTGTTGGTTGGGTTTATAATCCGGAAAATCCCAAAGGAGATAATTACATTGACTTCGGCCTGTATTCCGATAATCTGAGTTATTCAGATTATGTCAATGGATTTGATCAGGCAATCCTTCTGGATTTCAATGTCGATGGAAACATCTGGGATTTGATGTGAGGAAAAATTTATAACTATCCCTAAGAGTTACTGTAATTCTTAGGGATAGCTTTTTATTTGGGAGGAATTTATGCACAGGTTAATCAAAGTAATAACGGTTCCGATATTGTGCGGTATTGTAATAGCTTCTTCTTTCTTTATATCTGAGTTCCACTCAGATGGGGAAGACGTTGCCGCGATATCCAAAGCAATCGTTGTCGAAAAGACTGAGCCGGTTATTACGGTTTCGCAAGAGGAATCCATTCCGATTGCAGTAGAGGAAACGGAGGAATCAATAACAGAAGTAATACCTGAAATGTCCAGGGAAGATGTGGAACTGATCGCCCTTGTCACGATGGCGGAAGCCGAAGGCGAATGTGAAGAAGGAAAACGCCTTGTTATTGATACGGTACTTAACCGAGTGGATTCAGATTATTTTCCGGATACCGTATATGAGGTGATTTATCAGCCAAATCAGTTTTCATCCATGTGGAACGGACGAGTGGACAGATGTGAAGTCAGAGAGGATATTTGCGAGCTCGTCTATGAGGAATTGGAGTCGAGAACTAATTATGATGTTGTATTCTTCACGGCAGGAGAATACAGCGCATATGGTGTTCCGATGTTCCAGGTTGGGAATCATTATTTTTCAAAGTATGAATAAGGAAGGAGAATCATTATGCGTAATCTTTTAGCATTTGTGTCTTATACGTTGGCGGCAATGTCTGGCATCTGCTTTGTTGGTGGAATCGCAATTCTGTCAACAGGAAGGGAGCATTGATATGGATGGCTTGGAGAACGTAATATCGGTACTGGATTATGTTCTGGATACCAAGAGAAAAAGACATATTATGGGAGGCATTCTGTTGAGTGTCTCTTTTCTTTTTGGCGGTTTAGCAATAACCGTAATGACAATCAGAAACGAGGAGGAAGAGGATGAGCAGTAAAGGAATGACTTTCCTTGCATTCATTGCCGGAGCAGGGATGGGTTCTGTATGCACATGGCAACTACTGAAACGGAAATATGAGTTGATTGCTCAGGAAGAAATCGATTCTGTGAAAGAGGCATATGCCACAAGAGAGAGTATAGAAAAAGCTGGAAAGAGTTTCGTAGAAGGCTTTCGAGACGGGCTTAAAGTAGCAGAAGACAGAACTCAGAAGGACGATGGTGATGTGGACTTCAAAAAGTATGCATCTATCATCCAGAAAGAGGGCTATACGGATTATTCCAGGAGTGTCGAGGAAAAGAAAGGAGAGGCGTTTGTGGAGAAGCCTTATGTCATTTCGCCAGAGGAATTCGGTGAATTCGAAGAATATGAAAAGATCAGCCTCACTTACTATGCAGACAAAGTTCTGGCTGATGAAAATGACGAAGAGGTAGACGATGTGGATGAAATTGTCGGCGAGGAATCCCTGAACCATTTTGGTGAATATGAGGATGACTCCGTATTTGTCCGAAACGACAGGTTAAAGTGTGATTATGAAATCCTGCTTGACCAGAGGAACTACTCGGATGTCGCAAAGACAATGCCGCATCGAGTGGAGGAATAATGACAAAGAACGAGCTTAATGATGCATATTTTGACTGGATGTATCAGCTTGTATTTGATGGGAGATATTCAAAGAAATTATCGTATCGGAAGCTTTTAAGAGAGCTGCATCGAATTGAATTTACATACAGCATTCCGATGGACGGAAATCGGGCGGAGGATGGAGTGGATTTAAGGTATCGGTTTGGTTATGAAAACGGATACAGCAGCTCCATGATCTCCGCCTATTTGGATAATCGGATGTGCAGTGTACTGGAAATGATGATCGCACTCGCGATTCGATGTGAAGAACATATTATGGACGATCCGGACGTTGGAAACCGAACTGGACAATGGTTTTGGAACATGATTGTCAATCTTGGCCTTGGCTCTATGAACGATTCCAAGTTTGACCGGGATTATGTTGAAGACATTGTCCAGAGGTTTCTGGATCGGAAATATAGCCACAATGGTGACGGTGGGCTGTTTACTGTAAATCATAGTCGATACGATTTGAGGTCTGTTGAAATCTGGTATCAGATGTGCTGGTACTTGGACGAAAATATTTAGAAGGAGAGATTACTATGAGCCACAGCGAAGTGATGAAGTGGTTTGAAAACTATTTTCCTGATTATTCAGGGGATCGGATTGATGTATGGTTTCCAAACGGAAGGAACAGCATCCGTATCCGCCAGAAAAATGGTCAGGAATTTATATTCACTTATCATAGTCAGAAAGATTGGAAATTCGAGACCATTACCAGTTTTCTGAATGGAATGAAGGGAGGAAAAAAGTAAGATGTGTGAGGTTATGAATTATATTTTTGGAAGTCTCAGCAATTCGGAGGCGGCAATCCGGTCCATTCGGAAATCCCTGAACAAACAGGCCCGTTATAATCGGAAATTAAGCACACTTGCTCTTATCATGACGGTTAATCTGGTTCTCCTGGAGCTGGATTGTGTGGAGCAGAAAAAGAGGATTGAGAAACTGGAATCGACAATAGAGGAAATGAAGCGCGATAAAGGAGAGTAAAAAATGAGATGATCGACTTTTTGATGATTTCCACACGTAGTACAAAGCGTGGTGTAATTGAAATCTATCCGAAGTTCATTATTAAGAAAAGCTCCGATCTGATGATTCGAGGTGGTGACTTCTACGCTATCTGGATTGAGGAACGAGGTTTATGGTCTACGGACGAACAAGATGCTTTGCAACTCATTGACCGTGAACTGGATAGATACGCAGAAGAAAGCCGCCAGCGCTTTGACTCTGAAATTAAAGTCCTTCACATGTGGGACGCAGAATCCGGAATGATTGATTCCTGGCACAAATATTGTCAGAAACAAATGAGGGATTCTTTCCACATGCTGGATGACAAACTGATATTTTCTAACACAAAAACCGATAAAAAAGATTACGCCAGTAAAAAGCTGAAATATCCACTTGAAGCTGGCGATTTGTCTGCTTATGACAAATTGATGTCTACTCTGTACTCGGAAACAGAAAGACAAAAGATAGAATGGGCGATCGGTTCTATTGTGTGCGGAGAATCGAAAAAACTGCAAAAATTTATGGTCCTGTATGGAGCTGCCGGAACGGGTAAATCCACAGTCCTCAATATTATTCAGCAGCTCTTTGAAGGATATTATTCGGTTTTTGATGCAAAAGCTCTTGGCTCATCCAGCAATTCGTTTGCGTTGGAGGCGTTCAAGAGTAATCCTCTTGTTGCAATTCAGCATGACGGCGATCTTTCAAGAATTGAAGACAATACCAGGTTAAACAGTTTGGTGTCCCATGAGCTGATGACTGTGAATGAGAAGTTCAAATCAACCTATTCCAATCGGTTCAAATGCTTTCTGTTTATGGGTACCAATAAGCCGGTGAAAATTACGGATGCAAAGTCCGGTTTAATTCGACGACTGATTGATGTGTCTCCTTCTGGAAATAAGTTGAGTCCAAAGGAATACAAAGTAACCATGAAACAGATCGAATTCGAATTGGGGGCGATTGCGTATTATTGCCAGGAAGTCTATTTGAATAATCCTGGTTTATATGACGATTATATTCCCATTGCAATGCTGGGGGCTTCCAACGATTTTTATAACTTCATCATTGACTCCTATCATGTGTTCAAACGTGAAAATGGTACAACTTTAAAGGCTGCCTGGGAGATGTATAAAACCTACTGTGATGAGGCAAAAGTGGGCTATCCATTTTCTCAGAGAGTTTTTAAGGAAGAACTGAAAAACTATTTCCACGATTACAAAGAGCGATTCAACATGGAGGATGGTTCGAGAGTGCGAAGCTATTATATCGGATTCCGGACTGAAAAATTTGAAGAGGAGACTATTGTGGAAAAGCCGGAAGAGAAGCCGTTAGTATTGCAGTTTAACGCAACCAAATCTATTTTTGATCAGGTGTGCTCCGATTGTCCGGCGCAGTATGCGACCGATAAGGAGACGCCTTCTATGAAATGGGACAAAGTAAAAACGAAGCTGTCCGATTTGGACACTTCTAAAATCCATTATGTTAAAGTCCCGGAAAACCATATAGTAATCGACTTTGATATTCCGGATAAAGATGGGAACAAATCTTTTGAACGGAATGTAGAAGAAGCGAGCAAATGGCCGGCGACTTATGCAGAGCTAAGTAAAAGCGGAAAGGGGGTTCATCTTCATTATATTTACACAGGAGATGTAAAAAAACTGAGTCGTATTTATGACGACCACATTGAAGTGAAAGTGTTCACGGGTAAAAGTTCATTACGAAGAAAACTTACGAAGTGTAATGATTTGCCTATCGCAACGATTAGCTCTGGTTTACCGACGAAAGGAGAAGACAAAATGGTAAATTTTGAGGCAATTAAAAGCGAGAAAGGGCTTAGAACACTGATTAAACGAAATCTGAATAAAGAAATTCATCCGGGTACTAAGCCTAGTATCGATTTTATCTACAAAATACTGGAGGATGCATACGCCAGTGATTTAAGCTACGATGTGACAGATATGCGAAATGCGGTTTTGGCATTTGCTGCAAATAGTACGCATCAGGCTGAATATTGTATCAAGCTGGTTAATAAAATGCAGTTTAAATCGGCAGACCCTTCCACAGCGGGGAGAAACGAAGAAGCAAAGCTGGTATTTTACGACATCGAAGTATTTCCGAACCTGTTCCTTGTAAACTGGAAAATCGAGGGTGAGGGAAAACCGGTTGTCCGTATGATTAACCCGACACCGACCGAGATTGAGGAATTGATGCGATTCCGTCTGGTTGGATTCAACTGTCGGCGATACGATAACCACATTCTGTATGCGAGACTTATGGGTTATACGAATGAGCAGCTTTATAATCTCTCGCAAAAGATAATCAGTGGAAGTCCAAATTGTTTCTTTGGAGAAGCTTACAATGTTTCCTATACAGATGTGTATGACTTTGCATCTGCCGGAAATAAAAAGAGCTTGAAAAAGCTAGAGATTGAGATGGGAATCCATCATCAGGAGCTTGGTCTTCCGTGGGATCAACCGGTTCCAGAGGAAATGTGGACTAAGGTTGCCGAATATTGTGATAACGATGTAATTGCAACCGAAGCAGCATTCCACTACCTAAAGGCTGATTGGACGGCTCGACAGATTCTGGCAGATTTGGCCGGTATGACAGTGAACGATACAACCAATACACTTACCCAGAAGATCATATTTGGAAATGAACGGAAACCACAGGATCAGTTCAATTACCGAAATCTGGCGGAGCCGGTACATTACCTTGATGAAGAAACCGAATCTTTCTTGGCTGAAGCGTGTCCTGAAATGATGGCGCAAACGCATGGCGACGAAGGAAGCCTTCTTCCATATTTTCCTGGATACAAGTATGAAAATGGAAAATCGACATATCGAGGAGAAGAGGTTGGAGAAGGCGGCTATGTTTACGCGGAACCTGGTATGTATGGAAATGTGGCATTGCTGGATATTTCCTCTATGCATCCTCACAGTGCAATCGCAGAAGTTCTGTTTGGTGTGAAGTTTACAAGGGCCTTTCGGGATATTGTGGAAGGACGAGTCAGCATCAAACACGAAGCCTGGGATGAAGTCAATCATATGCTGGATGGAAAGCTGACTCCGTATATCCAGAAGGTTATTGACGGAGAGATGACGGCAAAAGATTTGGCAAATGCTTTGAAGACGGCAATCAATTCGGTATATGGCCTGACTTCTGCCAACTTCGAGAATCCGTTCCGTGATCCGAGAAATAAAGATAATATTGTAGCCAAACGAGGAGCTCTGTTCATGATCAACCTCAAGCACGAGGTGCAGGAACGGGGCTTTACTGTTGCCCACATTAAGACGGATTCCATCAAGATTCCAGATGCAACACCGGAAATTATCCAGTTTGTTATGGATTATGGGAAACGGTATGGATACACCTTTGAGCACGAGGCTACATACGACCGGATGTGCCTGGTAAATGACGCTGTCTATATCGCCAAGTATAAAGACGGAAAGTGGACGGCCACAGGAACTCAGTTCCAGATTCCTTATGTCTTCAAGAAGCTTTTCAGCGGAGAAGAGATTGTCTTTGAAGATATATGCGAAACCAAGTCGGTAAGCAGCGCTTTATATTTGGACATGAACGAAGGACTTCCCGATGTGTCCGAATACGAAAAAGAATTTTCAAAAGCAGAGAGTGATTATCGTAAGGGATTGCTTTCCGACACGACGTTTGAAAAGACTTGCCAGTCGCTGAATCCAAAGATTGCAGAAGGCCACAATTATATTTTCATTGGACGAGTTGGACAGTTCTGTCCGATCAAATCTGGGGCTGGCGGCGGTCTGCTTATGCGTGAAAAAGACGGACGATATTATGCCGCTACTGGCTCAAAGGGGTATCGGTGGTTGGAATCTGAGATGGTGAAAGAACTCTCCAAAGAAGATTCTATTGACCGTTCTTATTATGACAAGCTTGTAGATGATGCAGTTGAAACCATATCCAAATACGGTGACTTCGAATGGTTTGTATCGGATGATCCTTATATTCCAAAGCCGAGGATGGAGGATTTTATGAACATCCCAGAAGACGCTGACGAAGAATTACCATTTAATTAAAGAAAAGGAGAAGTATCATGGCTTATAAAAACGTACCTAATATTGTTATTGAAAACGCTCGCATTATTTTTCGGAATTTCAGAGGAGAAGAATCTAAGTATAATCGGGCTGGTAATCGAAATTTTTGTGTTGTTATTGACGATCCAGAACAGGCTGAAAAGCTCTTAAATGATGGTTGGAACGTAAGAGTTTTACCACCGAGAGAGAAGGACGAAGAGCCAACCCATTATATCCAGGTGGCGGTCAGCTTTGAGAACATTCCGCCAAAGGTGGTTATGATTACAAGACGGAACAAGACACCTCTTGATGATGAGTCCGTTTCTACTCTGGATTATGCGGAGATTCGCAATGTTGATTTGACGATTCGACCGTATTCTTGGGAAGTGAACGGTAAAACCGGCATCAAGGCTTATCTGAAAACGATGTATGTCACCATCGAAGAGGATGAATTTGCCGAGAAGTATGCAGAGGAAGAAGGTCCGGAAGAAATTCCATTCCGCTAATGAGCGACAGATAGGGTGCCTGATATTGCCAGCAAGGTAAATGTCCTAAGGCTAGAGGAAACAGCCCTTATTTCTGCGAAAGGAGAAATGTTATGGCATTTTGGAACTGGAAAAAGAAGCGAACCACAGCGAAACCGAAAATCAATGCTTCTGTTCCTAAACCCAAAATAAACATCGAAAAGCAAGAATCAAATGTTCCGCCACAACCTAAGAAAACTGACATACCAAAGCCGGATAAAGTGCCGAAAAATGAGAATGTCAGGAAAGAATTCCTAAAGACTTTTCATAAGTTGACTTATCGGCATAGACCGTGGGATGTATGGCGGGATTTTATCATAATGTTTGCCTGTTCTTTATCGAATCCGGTGGATAAATCCCACTATGAAGAACGGGAAAAACGATATTTGAAAAATATCAAAAAATACAATAAGCAGGAACAAAAATTGTTTCCGGAATTAGCTGCCTATGTAGTTATGGCTTTGGAAGATGATCCAGAGCAGGACTTCTTAGGCAGTGTTTTTATGGAATTGAATTTGGGTAACAAATCGACCAGCCAATTCTTTACTCCTTATCATATCTGTGAGTTGATGGCAAAAGTAACGGAAGAAGACGTGGCTGCCATCGTAAAAGAAAAAGGTTATATCACGATCAACGATCCTTGCTGTGGGGCCGGGGCAACTCTGATTGCGGCAGTTAATGAGGCCAGAAAGCAATTGGAAAAGGTAAATCTGAACTTCCAGAATCACGTTCTGGTTGCAGCTCAGGATATTGACGAAATCGTCGCTTTGATGTGTTACATTCAGCTTTCTCTTCTTGGAGTGGCCGCATACATCAAGGTTGGTAATTCTCTGACAGAACCAATGCCTACGGACGATAACGGAGAGAACTATTGGTTCACTATGATGTATTTTTCGGATGTGTGGGCTATGAGAAGATTGTTTCACAGCATATGAAAGGATTGGTAGTATGGTGAAGTCTGTACAATTAAGGAAAGAAGACTGCTATTGTGATTTGACCGAATTCTATGAAAATGTGGCTCGAAAAATCCCGGTGGAGATAACGGATAAAACTTGTTTCGACTGCCGGAAAATTTGTGTTACAAAATCGGTCCAAGAAGCTTTATGGTCATATTATCGTGACGAAAAAGGAAAGACCGACGAGCGGGTTGCTACGATGTTGTTGGGATACGGACCGAAGGCAAACTTGGAAGAGCATGGTATTCTGGAGTATCGGGCTGAGATTGAAGATGGATTCATAGTATGCGAGGAGGGATAGGCGTGAATGGCTGTTAAATTATATGACTACCAGATAGCAGCCGTTGAAAAAATGAGAAATGGCTGTATTCTGTGCGGTGGCGTTGGAAGCGGAAAATCCAGAACAGCGTTGGCTTATTACTATCTTCAGAATGGCGGAGATCCAGATTGTCTGATAGGACGGAAGGATTATGTTGCGATGGACGATCCCCCAAAGGACTTATACATCATCACAACAGCCAGAAAGCGAGACACGATGGAATGGGAGGGTGATCTTTCGCCCTTCCTTCTTTCGATTCACGAGGATGTTAATTTATATTCAAATCAGGTTATTGTGGATTCCTGGAATAATATCAAGAAGTACGCAGACGTGAAGGATGCTTTCTTTATATTTGACGAGCAGAGGGTAATCGGTTCCGGGGCTTGGGTGAAGGCATTCCTGAAAATCACCAAATCAAACCAATGGATTCTGTTATCTGCAACTCCGGGAGATACCTGGCAGGATTATATTCCGGTATTCATTGCAAATGGGTTTTACAAAAATCGGACAGAATTCATCCGAGAACATGTGGTTTATAGTCGATTCAGTAAATATCCAAAGATTGACCGGTATTTGAATACGGGAAGATTGATTCGACTCAGAAACCGAATCCTGGTGAATATGGATTTCAAGCGTCAGACAGTTTCTCATCATGAAGATGTGTTTGTCAAATATGACGTGGGAAAATACAGAGACGCTGGACGAACCAGATGGGACCCATTTAAAAACGAGCCGATTACAAATGCTGCTGGTCTTTGCTATATATGGCGAAAAATTGTAAATACGGACGAGTCACGGCAGATTGCCTTGATGGAGATTGTAGAGAAGCATCCGAGAGCCATTATATTTTACAACTTCGATTATGAGCTGGAGCTTTTAAAGGGATTATTTCAAATTTATGAGGATGACGGAATTTTTGAAATCGCAGAGTGGAATGGACACAAGCATCAGCCGATTCCAGAGTCAAAAAATTGGGTGTATCTTGTCCAATACAATGCTGGAGCGGAAGGCTGGAACTGCATCAAGACTGATACCATTATATTCTACTCTCAGAACTATTCCTATAAGATTATGAAGCAATCTGCGGGCCGAATAGACAGGCTAAATACGCCGTTCAAGGATTTGTATTATTATCATCTTAAATCTCGAAGTGGAATTGATTTAGGGATTAGCAGGTCTTTGAAGGATAAGAAGGATTTCAACGAGACGAAGTTCGTGAAATGGTCTGAGAATACTCCATCGAAAAAGCAGCTTAGGTAGGTGAAAAGATTATGAACGAAGAATATTTGGAAGTGGATTTTAAAAAGTATTGCAAAACTTGTAAACATAAAGAATTGGGAGAAAAATTCGATCCGTGTAATGAGTGTCTGGACTATGGGTATAATCTCAATTCTCACAAGCCTGTGATGTGGGAGGAAAAGAAAAAATGAGCTACCAATATAATCAATATTTGGCAAAGCACAAGTCCAATGTCGAAGAGAGTTTTCGGTGGTTACAGAAAAACCTTCCTGAGATCACAGAGGGAAGTGGTGCAGAACATAACATTATATTTGCACACGATCAATCAAAAATGGAGCCTGATGAGTACGAGGCGTATGACACTTACTTTTATGGAGGAAATCGCTCTTATGCCGTTGTAGAAAATTTCAGAAGGGCATGGCTATTGCATATTCATCGAAACCCGCATCATTGGCAGCATTGGGTATTGATAAACGATGATCCAGAAGAGGGAGAAATCCTTTTGGAGATGCCTTATTGTTATATTCTTGAGATGATTTGCGATTGGTGGTCCTTCAGTTGGTCTGAGGGAAACCTACTGGAAATCTTTTCTTGGTATGAAAAACGTAAAAGCTATATAAAGCTCCATCCCGATACAAGAAAATGTGTGGAAGACATATTGGCTAAAATGAAAATGACTTTAGAGCAGGATTTATTTATGCTTCAACATCATGGCGTTAAAGGAATGAAATGGGGTGTTAAAAACGGGCCACCGTATCCTATTGATAAATCGAAAAAGAATGATAAACTGGTACAAGAGGCTATTGATTCTGGAGAAGTAAGCAAACAAATAAATCCAGAAAAGCAGAAACGCCATACCAAAGACAGACATATTTCTGGCAGAAGCTATTTGGACGGTGATATTGAATTCGCTCAAAAACTCGTAGATGAGTATGGTGGAAAAGGAACCCCTATTATGGATAAGAATGGCCGATGGACCAACAAGGAAAAATTTGACGCGGATGACATTATCGGTACGCATGTAAATTCTGAGGGAACAGAGACAAAAACAAATAAAGGAATTATTACATATTCCAAAACAGGAAGCCATGTGTACCCAAGAAAGGAGAATCAATAATATGAATTTGAGACAGTTTGAAGGTAAAAATATAAGACTAACTGATAAAGATGGCGAAATCTTCGAAGGGTATGTATCTGACTATATCTTTGCAGAGGATAACGCTCCGGAAGAAGTAGAGGCTTTGATCTTAGAGAATCTCATTCGAAAGTCCGATGGGTATAAATATGAAAATCCGGTTGAATTTACTGCATTGGAAATTCGGTCGGTCGAGATTTTATAAGCGAATAAAATGATTTTACAAGGGAGTCCCAATACGGGGCTCTTTTGTTGTGTAAGGAGAAGAAAATGAAATCAACAGATAGTGTGATTGTGAGTTGGGATTTTTCTCATGGAAAAGACGTTGGTGTTCTGATTGTCGGGAAGCAGGAGAAAGGAAAAGTCGAAATTATCAATGCCTATCAGGGAGAAGAGGCCAAAGCACTTTATCAAAAGTTGGTATTTCCCAAATCAAAGAAGACTGGCTTTAGCAAGGAGAAAACCACATGAAGCAACCGAAAAAATTAACCAGAGAGCAAAAAGAATGTTTGTCAGCTCATTATCTGAATTGTAACGACTGGATGTTAGTTGAAGAGACCGAATTCTATTACCGCATCATTAACAAAAATACTGGCGTGATAAAGAGTATAGACAAATTTAGAAGGATAAGAAGGAGAAAAAAAGAGTATGGATCTTAAATCAGTAAAAATCATTGCAGTAGATTTTGATGGGACTTTATGCGAGAACAAATGGCCGGAAATCGGCTCAGCCAATGAAGAGTTGATAGAGTATCTTCGTGATCGACAAAAGAACGGAGATAAGCTGATTCTTTGGACTTGTCGTGTAGATGACATGCTTCAAAAGGCCATTGAGTGGTGCAAAGAAAATGAACTGACATTTGACGCAGTCAATGAGAATCTTTCGGAAATCATCGAAAACTTTGGCTCTGATACCAGAAAGATATTTGCCAATGAGTACATAGATGATCGGAATATCTGGCCTCTGGAAAACGGAGTAGCTGATGTTCTTTATCTTTGTGATGGTAAAAGTTGCGGAGATGCTTGCCCGGGTGTGGAATGCAAACATACATCCGATATAGCTCATGCCAGGAATTTTATAAAGGGTGACTATGACTCCTATTGGGAAAAGGAATCTGAAATCAAAGAGCCCGATTCACATGAGAAATCCAGTATGGAATTGTGGGCGGAAAGAGAAGTAGAAATTGCCTGCAAACACGAAGCACCTGATCGGAAACCAGGAGAATGGGATTACGGATGTGCTTGCTACGAAAGTGCATTAAAGGCATTCCGGAGTCTTTGTGAAGATGGTCACAGCGGATTTAGCATCAGCATGACAAAGTTTATCTTAAACCGATTGATTGAAGGAAAGCCGCTCACTTCTATCGAAGACACAGAAGATGCCTGGAGCGATATTTCTGATCGAAGTGGTCTTCGTGGAGAGATTGCGAATTACCAGTGTCGGCGGATGAGTTCTCTCTTTAAGTATGTATATGCTGACGGCTCTGTTAAGTACAGAGATGTCAACCGTTTCTGTGGTGTGAACTTGGATAATCCAGATGTATCCTACCACAGTGGCTTGATAGATCGAGTAATGGAAGAAAAATTCCCGATTACCATGCCGTATTTTCCGGAGAGCAAACCGTTCCGTGTGTATTGCGAGGAGTTTCTTACCGATCGGAAAAATGGCGACTTTGATACGGTTGGGATTCTCTATGCGATTAAGCCGGATGGAGAACGTGTAGAGATTAACCGATATTTCAGAGAAGGCGAAAAGGACTTTATTGAGATTGCCTCCTGCGAGTATGAGATGCGCCGAAAGATGTATCATGAGCTTCTGGAGAATCTGAAAAAGGAGAAAAATAGCAATGAATCGGAATAGATTTATTCAAGGACTAAAAAGCAATATTCAGCTTTCCGAAAAGGAACGGCGGCGGATTATTCGGAGAAGTCTTCAGAAATATCCATGGAAAACAAAATGTACAGTAGCAATGGAAGAATTCGCAGAGCTTCAGCAGCAGATCAGTAAACAGGTCCGTGGCTATGGAGATCGAATTGGACTCTTGGAAGAGATGGCAGATGCTTATATTTGTCTGAGCTTCTTGGAGTCCATTTTTGACATTAAACCGGAAGATTTACAGAAAGCCATTGATGTGAAGCTGGAACGAGAAAGGAGAAATTGTCAGTAATGGGATTATCAAAACTTTCAGAAGAATGTAAGAATTGCCCGTTTGTTAATCGGTGTAAAAACAAGCGAATGGAAGCATTGGCATATATGACTGAACCACAAGTTTTAGCAAATACATCGGGTCCAAGTTCTGAAAACTTAGCAGCACCTTTATTACGAGAAACCGTGACAATCATGATAAATGGTACACCAACCCGAGTTTATAAAGATGAAATAGAAAAACAGCTCTATTCCCAATTATATTCAGGGTTAAGTTTAAAGTTTGGAAGTTAAAAAGGAGAAAATAATGAACGATCCTATAGTTCCAGGAGTGGTATATATCCATGTTGGAAACGAAATACAAAAACTCTGTGAAACGAGTGATATTCATATGGAGACATTGACAGATAGTCCAGTTTCTTGTGATCTACCCAAATTGACAGAAATGGAAATATCAGCATCGCTTGAAACAGTCGAAAAAATAAGTGAAGAGGTATTCTTAATCCTTTCTGGAATATTTGATTTGTCTTTGAAACTCTGTCCAGATAATCGAATACGTCATTTGGTTTTACATGCCAGAAAGAAACGAACTAGAAAAAAGAACCTTCATAGAATTTTTCGAATGTTAGAAAAGGAGAAAAATTATGAATGAAAATCGTTTGGGGCTTTTACCTCAGTATCATATTGATAGAGATAAGCTCTGCGAGATTGTAAAAGAAACTGTTGGATACGATAGACTTATGGATGCATTTTGCTATGGAACCGTCGTTTGTGACGAGTTTGCTTGGTTTTCTAATGCCGACGAATATTACATCATTCATTTGGAGAGTGGCATGATGGTAAATTGGTATAAACATCTCGGAAGAACCAATACCTGCTCGCAGAGCGACAGAACAATCGATGATTATTATGAGTTCTTTAGACTATTCAAAGAAGAATTGGACTATTTTGAAAGGAGAATGTAGTAAATGATTAAAATCGAAAACGTAGAAATTATTGGCTGGGAACACGCTATCCGAGGGATGCGGAATCCGATGAATAGTTGGGATAAATCTGATAGTGGAATCTGCAAAGGTGGGGATGATGGTATCGGATGCGAGAACTGTGCCAATTACGATTCTTGCGAGCATACATACGATCACTCTTGGCAGCTTGGTAAAGCAGACCACGATTTGATGATGCGACTTGCAGCCGGTGGACCGACTCATGCGAAGTATCGGAGAATGATTATGGTCTATGTAGATATTACCGCTCCGCTTTATTGGTGGAAGGAGTTTGACACTTATAAAGTAGGGACGGTGGCTAATTCCTGTTCTACCATGCATAAAATTGCGGCGAAGGAATTTACGATGGACGATTTCTCTCATGAGCATTTGTTTATTAGCAGAAATGTTCCAAATCAGTTTAGAACTACTTCTAAAGACTGGCTGTTAAAAACAATACAGATTTTGAATGATTGGCGAAAATTATATCTCAAAACTAAAGATAAGCGTTATTGGTGGCAGATGATCCAGCTTCTCCCCTCTTCTTACAACCAGAAGCGGACAGTCATGCTTAACTACGAAGTGCTGGCCGGCATTTATCCTATGCGGAAAAACCATAAGCTCGACGAGTGGGTAGAATTCTGCAAGTGGATTGAAACTCTACCATATTCGGAGATTATTATTGGAGAAAGAGTTAAATTATATGCTGACGGGAAGGAGATAAATCTATGAATTTAGTTGGAACCATTAAATCGATGATAGACGACGGCTATACAATTAGCTTTTCCAAAGCGGATTTTCCCATGGATGGCATTTATATTACCATTAAAAAAGATGGAATCAATGCTAGGCAAGTTATTCCAGAAGACGAATTGGAATCGCTGAATTTATCGACCGATGAATTATTTGCAACTGTTATCGAGCATTTGAAAGAGAGGTATTATTTATGATTTTTATTGAAACCTTGATTTGTATTTTACTGGCATATTTCTGCTTGTATGCGTTAATCGCTCGGATATGCAAATGTATTGAACATTGTGCTTCAGCCAAAGGATACGCAAAGTTGGAAGAGGCGAAAATCCTCGCCAAAGAGCAGAATAAAGGAGAGTAACTATGTGGAGCCGAAAACTGATAAAAAATAAAATCTATGCCGTCCTGATTATCCTGCTTGGAGCGTTGTCGGTCCCGATTGAATGGGATGCAACGTTCTTTTTATTTTCCCTGATTATGGGAGTACCACTATTCTTTGCGAAAACGAACTGGATTTATGAAGGGGATGAGGATGATGGGACGAGCCGAGAGGAGACGTGCTCAGAAATTAGAGCAGAAAGCAAAGACCGCTACATACAATCTCACAAAAGCGCAGCTCGATGCGGCCGTCCGTGAACAGGTCGGAAAAGAGCTGGAGCGAATCAAGCAGGAAGCTACAGATGATGCCGTAAACACTGCGATGGTTCTGCTCCTGACTCTGCCCCTGGAAGTGCTGATGGACCATTATTGGACAAAATCCTATGCAAAGCGCATTCCGAAGTTTACTGAGCTGGTCCTGGAATATTACGAACGCTGGCAAAATGGTGAGTTGGATATGGAAAAACTGAAAGAGGATTTGTGGGAATATGGTGGTGTGAAATTAGTTGAAAGTGAGGGTGAAGCAACATGAAATGTGTAATGGGAGTTATTGCGTGTATTGTTGGGCTCGTGGGTCTGATCGGACTGATTGTGTTAAAGGCGACCAGCTCTTCTGCAACTTATATGGACGATTCATTCCGGTGGGGAGGACGAGATGGGCGTTAAAAATGATTATCGTAAAAATGCAGAAGGGTATTCCGATCCGACTGCCTGTGAAGCACTGAGAAACATTGAGCGGGAAGAAGAACGGTTCCATAAGCTGCTGGATACGATTTTTACGCTTTGTGAACTGTCCGACTTTCACATTGAAGAGCGGATCGTCATTAAGGATAAACGAACCGGACGAATTTGGAGGTGAGGCCATGTGGAACGATGGTTGACGATTGAAGAGCATCCAAATTATGAAGTCAGTAATTATGGGAACGTTCGCAATAAACAGACAGGACATCTTCTGAAACCTATGCTGAATCGAGAAGGTGGCTATTACAGAGTATATTTGGACAAACAGCATTGCTATGTTCATCGCTTGGTGGCGGACGCTTTCTTTGATGGGAATCACGGAAAGATGGATGTCAATCACATCGATGGAAATCGTCTGAATAATGACTTAACAAATTTGGAATGGTGCTCCAGGAAAGAGAACATACGGCACGCCTTTATCAACGGGCTGAAATATCCTTCTGTAGTTCGCGTCGTTCGTTGCAAATTCTGTATCCACCATCATACAAATGACGAATGTTCTTCAAAACCGGATGATTTTTACTGCGCAGATGGCGAACGGAGACGAACGTAGTGGCCATTTTTGTTTTTGAAAAAGTGGGCAGAGACCGGGTTTTGGGTAAAACGCCCACAGTAAAAGTTGTGGGCAAAGCCCAGAAAAAGTGGGCAAAAGCCCGTTTTTAAAACCCCGATTTGGTCAGCAAAAACCCAGTATTTATGCGGGTTTGCGGGCTCAAAGCCCACTTTCCCACTTTTTTTCTTAAACTATTATGATAGAAAGTTTAAAAGTATATAGTAATAGCGAAAAAAAAGTGGGTTTTTGGCCACGAGCAAAAAAAAATGGAGGAAATCATGAGCAAGATTAGTTGGGAGAGCTTGTATGAAAATTTTAAGTCGATTTATCCAAGGTTGTCGCGGTCATCCGTATATTTTCGTCCGTTCGGGTATATGAGTATAGTAGTGTACTTTGAAGACGGAATGAAGATGGTCTACGATGACCTGAGAAAACAGGCCCATATCACAGCTTGAAGAAAATGTCAAGAGCCAATGAAAAATTTCTTTTCTTTACTCCTGATCTGTGCTATACTGTAAATGCCACACAATTTTATATCCGACTTAATTATGGGGAATCGCTTTGGTAAAAAGTGTATTCTCTCTTTACTCATACCCGTAATTAGGTCGAGATTGTGTGGCAACAATGGGAGATGCATTTTTTTCAGGTGCGTCTCTTGTTGGGGCCGCACCTTTTTTATTGCCCATATATTACTTGATTGAAAGGGATATACAATGGGAACAAACACTACCAACAAAAATAATAAAAGCTCGACGGATGTCATTGGTGTGATAAGTGCGCTGGCCGGTTTAGCAACTGCGGCAACGCCTTTAGTAGTAAATGCCATCAATAATGCAAAGAGCAAGTCTTCTGATAAAGCGGAAGAAAAGATAAAAATACCGGAGCTGTATCATAAAGGCTTTCCTATCGATTTGGAGCAGGCTGTTAGGATATTGGAAGATTGCGGACTAAAGAGTTCTACAAGCAAATTAACCATAAAAGAAGCAAATCCACGTTACAGGGATTGTTTTGATTCACAGGTGATAGGGTCTAATCCGAAACAAGGTACGCTCGTCAAAATCGGTTCGACTGTTTGTTTAAGGTACATACCCGAAGAGGTTATTGCAGAGAGTCAAAGACTATTTGATGAAATGCAAAGAACCAAGGCAGAGACGAAAGAACGGACTAAGGAAAAATTATCTGTAGCTGTTCAGAAGACAAAACAAGGAGCAGTAAAAATATTTAAGCGTAGTAATAAAGTGGAATCTATAGAGGAGGAAGTGTCGGATGAGTAAAGGCGGAAAAAAGAAAAGAAGCACAGCCGGTTTGATACTGGATGTAATTCTTACTTTGTGTACAGGCGGTTTATGGTTGATTTGGATATTGATACGGTATCTTAGAAACAATAGTTAAAGAAAATGGCATTTTGAGACAGAGGCTCTTAAACGAGTCCCTGTCTTTTTTTATGCCTACATTTGTTTCTTTTTGCGCGCGAAAAATACATCGACTGTTATGAAGAGAGAGGGTTAAAATGGCCATTCTCTCTTTTATTTTGGAGAAAGGAGGCTTACTTATGCTGGAAAGCGAATTTCAGAATAAACTGATCCAAGAACTGAAAAAAATGTTCAAAGGCTGCATTGTAACAAAACTGGATTCCAGCCACATTCAGGGAATTCCTGATTTGCTGATCCTTTATAACAATAAGTGGGCCACTTTAGAATGTAAGAAAAGTGTTCGCGCCAAGAAACAACCAAATCAAGAATATTATGTTGGACGAATGAACGAGATGTCGTTCTCAAGATTTATTTGTCCTGAAAATAAGGAGGAAGTGTTACATGATCTTCAACAAGCATTCTGCTCTTGAAGGGCAACACGCCTTTCTTGGCGCAAGTAAATATCACTGGATCAACTATGACGAATCCAAAGTTGCAGAATCGTATTCAAAATTCCTTGCAACTCAAAAAGGAACAGAGCTTCACGATTTTGCGGCAAAATGTATCACACTTGGACAGAAACTTCCGAAGTCCCAGAAAACATTGAATATGTATGTGAATGATGCCATAGGATTCAAGATGGTTCCTGAGCAGCCTCTTTTCTATTCGGAGAATTGCTTTGGAACAACAGATGCGATTGCATTTCGAAATCGTATGCTTCGCATTCATGATTTAAAAACCGGCGTCATTCCTGCGCACATGGAGCAGCTTGAAATATATGCTGCTCTTTTTTGTTTGGAATACAAAATCAAGCCAGCCGACATTGAAATGGAACTTCGGATTTATCAGAACAACCAGATTCTTTATGAGAATCCAACGGCTGAAACCATTGTTCCCATCATGGACAAGATCATCACATTCGACAAAGTAATCAACAAAATCAAAGAACAGGAGGGCTAACTTATGAATCCGATTGCAGAAGAAATTTTGATGCATTATGGAATGCCCCGCCGTGCCGGTCGTTATCCGTGGGGATCTGGTGATAATCCGTATCAGCATAGTGGAGATTTTCTGAGTCGAGTGGATGAACTGAAAAGTCTGGGTATGAGTGATACCGAAATTGCAAAAGCCATGGGTTTAACCACCACTCAATACCGTACGCAGAAATCGTTAGCAAAAGATGAACGTCGTGCGCTGGATGTGGCGAGAGCAAAATCTCTTCGAGAAGATGGTTTGAGCTTAAATGAAATTGCGAAAGAAATGGGCTTCGCAAACGACTCTTCTGTTCGTTCGCTTTTGAATGAAAATTCTGAGGTTCGTATGAACCAAGCTAAGACAACTGCTGAAATTATCAAAAAGCAAATTGACGAAAAAGGCATGATTGATGTTGGTGCCGGTGTGGAACGTGAACTTGGAATTTCCAAGGAGAAACTGAATGAAGCACTCTATATGCTGGAGATGGAGGGTTATCCTGTTTACGGCGGACGAGTGGATCAGGGAACAAATCCTGGGAAGAAAACAACGCTTCGTGTGATTTGTCCTCCTGGAACAGAGCATAAAGAGATTTACGATTTTGAGAATATCAATTCTCTGAAAGATTATGTCTCTCATGATGATGGGGAATCTTTTGATCCCAAATTTGTTTATCCCAAAAGCATGGATTCAAAGCGGTTGCAGATTCGGTATTCGGAAGATGGCGGCGAATTGAAGGATGGTGTTGTGGAAATTCGAAGAGGTGTTGACGACCTGTCTCTTGGAGAATCCCATTATGCTCAGGTTCGCATCTTAGTTGACAAGACACACTACATCAAAGGGATGGCGGTTTATTCAGATGACCTTCCTGATGGTGTGGATGTTATGTTCAACACCAATAAGAAAAAAGGGACACCTAAAATGGATGTTCTGAAACCAATCAAAGATGACCCGGATAACCCGTTCGGTTCTTTAATTAAAGAGGGAGTTAATGACCCGGATAACCCCACTACTGAAAGAGGAGGTCAGAGTTACTACTATGATAAAAATGGTAAGAAACAGCTTTCCCTTATCAATAAGCGAGCAGAAGAAGGGGATTGGGGTGAATGGGCCGACAAGCTTCCGTCTCAGTTCCTGTCGAAGCAGAGCAGAACTTTGATAAAGAAGCAGTTGAATCTGGCAGCCGCGGATAAGCAGTCCGAATTTGATGAGATTTGTTCCCTTACAAATCCGACAGTGAAAAAGGTTCTTTTGAAATCTTTTGCCGATGATTGTGATGCTGCTGCTGTTCATTTACAGGCAGCCGCCCTTCCCAGACAGAAGTATCAAGTCATTCTACCATTAACCTCCATCAAAGACAACGAGGTCTATGCTCCGAACTATAAGAACGGAGAAACCGTAGCCCTTGTGCGGTATCCGCATGGTGGAACTTTCGAGATTCCCATCTTAACTGTTAATAATAAACAGCCAGAAGGAAGAAGGGTTCTTGGGAATACGCCAGCGGACGCTATTGGTATCAATAAAAAAGTGGCCGACCGTCTTTCTGGAGCCGACTTCGATGGCGATACCGTCATGGTAATCCCTTGTAATTCTTCTAATAGCAGAGTGAAGATTACTTCTACCCCACAATTAAAGGGGTTAGAAGGCTTTGATCCTAAGATGTCTTATGGGACTGTTAAGAAAGGTGACGATTACTATAACAGCAGCGGTCAGAAGATTAAGGTTATGAAGAATACCCAGACAGAAATGGGTAAGATTTCAAACTTGATTACTGATATGACTTTGAAAGGTGCGACTCAGGACGAGCTTGCAAGAGCTGTGCGCCATAGCATGGTCGTCATCGATGCAGAGAAGCATAAGTTGGACTATAAGAAGAGCGAACAGGACAATGGCATCACTGCTTTGAAGAAGAAGTACCAGGCTCACGAGGACGATGATGGTTATGGTGGTGCTTCTACTTTAATTTCTCGTGCTAAGTCTGAGACTTCTGTATTGAAGAGAAAAGGAAGCCCGATTATTGACAAAGAAACTGGCGAGCAAAGCTGGAAGAGTGTAAGAGAGGAGTATGTAGATAAGAACGGAAAGACCCAGGTACGAACTCAAAAGAGTACCAAGATGGCAGAAACCAGAGACGCCCGTACTTTATCTTCTGGAACCCCTCAAGAGGAAGCATATGCGGACTATGCAAATACCATGAAGTCCCTAGCTAATCAGGCCCGCAGGGAGATGGTTAATACTGGAAAGATAGCCTACTCTGCTTCAGCAAAGCGTACCTATCAGGCAGAGGTTGATTCTCTCATGGCTAAGCTTAATGTGGCTTTAAAGAACGCCCCCCGCGAGCGTCAGGCACAGACCATGGCGAATTCTATTGTGGCCGCTAAGAAGAAAGACAATCCCGATATGACAAGGGCTGAAATCAAGAAGGCTAATCAACAGGCTCTTACTGCGGCCCGTACTGCTGTTGGTGCCAAGAGAACCCCTGTCGAGATTACAGATCGTGAATGGGAAGCGATTCAGGCTGGCGCCATCAGCGAGAACAAGCTTACCCAGATTCTCAACAATACAAACATAGATACAGTCAGACAGAGAGCTACCCCTCGTGCAACAACAACCCTTAGCTCCGCAAAAGTGAATCGTATTGCGGCGCTGAATGCTTCTGGCTATAGCACTGCTGAGATAGCAGCAGCTTTGGGTGTTTCCAGTTCTACTGTGTCGAAGTATCTGAATGGAAAGGAGTGAACAAAGTAAATGGCGAAGAAGTGTATGCTTACAACCATTGACAATCCTTTCGATCCATTTGAACAGTTCACTTCATGGTTGCTGTTTGATGAGGAAAAAGGTTATCATTCATGTTCGTATCTTGGTAGAATTGCCAGAACCTCGGACCAACTCTCCGATGAAGAGAATGACTTG